TTTGATTTTTCGCGGCATGTGATTCGTCCGGAAACCATCGAGTGGAAAGGGTGGTGGCCGCGATGGATTTCGCTCGACTGGGGTTTTGAACATCCGGCGGCAGTGTATTGGCACACGTCGATTCCCGGCAGCTATGCGAATGCGGGGGGCGTGGATATGGAGTCGACGCGCCAAGGACAGATCGCGACTTATCGGGAATACGTGACGCACCGTACGCCGCCGCGGGAGCTGGCGCGCGAGATCATCGCGCGAAGCGAGTTCGATGGAACGCGAGAAAAGATTGATGCGGTTTATCTTTCACCGGATGCGTTCGCAAGGCGGACGGATGAATCGTCGATCGCAGAACAGATGGGGGATGTGCTGGCGGCCGCCGGATTTCCGCGTCCTATTCCCGCTGACGATGACCGAATCGGCGGGTGGATGCTGATGTACCAGATGCTAGACGCCGGCGAATGGCTCCTTACGGAAAACTGCATTGAGTTGGTTCGCACATTGCCGAACCTGATCCGCGATGCGGCGCGCATTGAAGACGTTAAAAAAGTGGATGGCGACGATTCGGCGGACGCGGCACGCTATGGATTGAAATCGCGCTATGGGATGCGGCAAGGGCTGGCGTATGCGCCTCTCGATCAGCGGCTCGCGGCGCGAGTGACTTCGACTGATCCGACGGTTCGCGCGATTCAGGCGCGGAAGGCACAACTGGAAGAAACGCGCCGAACAACACCTGTATCGTTTCTGCGCCGACGACAGTAACGCGATCGGATTTGTGATTCTGTAAAGCGTGTGAACGAGCAGTTCTCTCTCGAGGAACCAATCCCTTATGACAATTTCTATCTTGAGCCGCATTCGCGATCTTTGGAGGCGGCTGATCGCCAGTAAATACGTGCAGGCGCTGGAAGCAGAGGTCGCCCGGCTGCGCGCAGAGAATCGGGCGCTGATGAATTCGATTCTCGGAATCGCGGGAATTCCGCCCGTGATTACGCCAGAAAGTGGAGGAGTTCAGCCGGCGACATCCGTCGCGAAAACGAGCGTCGGCAGCAATGGAAAAGTTCCAGGCGGCACGCACGTTGCGGCTCCGGTCCGGCGACGGTCGTGGCAGCAGGTGAATCGTGCGCTGGAGATGGAAGCGGCGAAAAAGAAAGAGTCTGGCGGAAGCGAGTCGTAAGTGATGGTTGCTGCCATATCAGCGTCAGTGATTGGTCGCGGAAAGCTTCGGGTCTGAAGACTCGAACTACATGAGGGCAATATATGCCGTTTATTCGAGGTCGATATTACGCGAACCCGGTTGCAGGCGGAGCGCTTGAGGCCGCCAGAGAAGCAGAAGAAGCGCTGCTTGCTTCGCAATCTTCTCACAATGATGACGGGCGCAACAATCAGAGCGACACAAGTGATACGGCGGAAACGAAGCCCGTTAACCGGATAGAGATCGAAGTGGCCGAGTTTGTTCCGGCTCATTCGGGGCACGGGACTACCGGCTACATCGCTAGGTTGCACCGCGGGGATTCGAGCGAGCCGGACGCGGCGCAAGGCGGGGCAACCCGGCCGGTGGAACGTGTGTTTTACGACCAGGGTCAGTTGGTGAATTTTCTGAAAAATGAGTTGGCGAAAAACGGCACCTGCCGATAAGCGAGATCAGGATGTCCATGCAAACAAAATTCCAGCAGGGCGATCCGGCAATTGTGCCGGTGGAAACACCGGCCGCAATGGGAAATAGCAACGCCTCGGGAAAGTTAACCGATGGCGGAAGGCCGAGCGCGGCCGACACTGCCGACTTCGGACCGAACAACGAACGGCTAACCGAAAGACTGCAGGATGCGCTGCGGCGACTCGTATTTCAATTCTCGACCGAGTCCGAATCAACGCGCCGTCAGGAAATCCGCCGGATCAAACAGGCGCACCAATTCTGGCGCGGGTTGCAATATTTGTGGTGGAACGAGCGCGACCAGAATTGGCATTTGCCATTCGAGCAAAAGCTGATGGGCAACAGCTCGCTGGATTCAATGCCGCGCTACGAGTTCGTGACCAATATTTACCAGGCGTTCGGGCTGTCGCTTGTCGCCGTACTTTCGCAGGATGTGCCTCGCGTGAGATTTTTCCCAGCGTCGGCGCAGGCAGAGGAAGACGTGGCTGCGGCGAAGGCAGCGACCGAAGTGTCGCAACTGGTGGAAAGAAACAATCGAATCGGGAATCTGATCGTCGATGAAGCGTTTCACCTTTGGACGGACGGCAAGGTTGGCGCATATGTGCGGTACGTGGTCGACGGGCAGCGGTTTGGTTTTCACCCTGAGTCGGAATTAGACGAGCGCGAGGTGAAAATCGGCGCGGATACGTACGTGTGTCCGGAGTGCGGTGGCGAAACTGACGCGGCGCCGAATAGAAACAACGCGAAGAAAGCAGCCAGCGACGCCGTCAGCCAAGGCGATGGCGATGCGGGCGCGCCGAGCTTTACGAGTTGCGCGCAATGCGGAGCGTTATTGACCGAAGAAGATTTTGTTGCGGCCGAAACGATTACCGTGCCTGGAAACCAGACGCGGCTGCGGGTTCCAAACGGCCAGGAAGTGGTGACGATGGTTGGCGGGCTGGAGCTGAAAACTCCACCGTGGGCCAACGAAATGCATGAATATCCGTATCTCCAGTGGAATATGGAGGTACATCTGGCGCGGTTGCGCGCGGCATATCCACACGCGACGGATAGGATCGGGGTTCCGGTTGCGTCCGGCTCACAGGAATACGAACGGCTCGCGCGGCTTGCGCAATCGCAGGGCGGGCCGTTGACCGAGGGCGGCGATTCCAACATTAACCTCATCACGTTCCAACGCACGTGGCTGAGGCCATGGGCATTTTTCGCGCTTGAGGATAAGGAAATTCGCGATCAGTTGTTGCAGATGTTTCCGGATGGCGCGTATGTGGCTTTTGCGGGCGACGTTTACTGCGAATCGCGCAACGAGAGCATGGATGACCACTGGCGCGTGTTGCATGCACTACCCGGCGATGGATCCAGCGGGCGGCCGGCGCTGGGCGATGCGTTGATCAGCGTGCAGGAGCGTTTTAATACGCTGTCAAATTTGCAGATGGAGACTTACGAGTACGGGATTCCGCCGATTTATGCGGACAGCGAAGTGCTGGATTTCGACTCGCTGCAGAACCAGACGGCAGAACCGGGTTCGCATTATCCGGCGCGGGCAAAACCGGGGCAGTCGCTAGCTGCGGGGTTCTTCCAACCGGCGGCCGCTGAAGTGCCTCCGGATCTTACGGAGCACGCCGCGAATCTGATGGGACCGATCGCGCAGTTTCTGACCGGCGCTTTTCCGGCGCTTTTCGGCGGCGCGATGTCGAACAACGACACGGCTTCAGGTTACGCGATGGCGCGGGACCAGGCGATGGGCAGGATTGGCCTGGTGTGGAGGAGGATGAAATTCTTCCACGCGGACGTGATGCTGCTTGCGGTGGATTGCTTCCGCAGGAACAGGCCGAACGACGTTGAGGTGACACTGCTAGGCGCGGGGGCGGCGTTTGAGTCGCAATGGATACGGCTAGTGGATTTGAAGGGAAACCTTTTCAGTTATCCGGAGACGGATGAGCAGTATCCGACACTGTGGTCACAGCAACGCGCGGTGCTGCTGCAACTGCTTGGGAGTCCCGATCCACAGATGCAGGCTGTGCTGGCGCATCCTGAGAACATGGCGCTGGTCAAGCGGCTGATCGGGCTTGAGGAGCTTGTCGTTCCCGATGAGGAATCGAGGACGAAGCAATACCGCGAGATCGCGCAACTCGTGGCGGAGGTTCCGGTGGTGCGACGGGACGATGGATCTGGCGTCGAGCTGATGCTGCCGAGCATTGTTCCTGATGAGTTTGCCGACAATCATGCGGTGGAGCTTGAGATTTGCATGCGGTGGTTTTCGTCGGATGCCGGGCAGGTGGCGAAGGTTGATGCGCCCGCGGGGTATGCGAATGTGAAGGCACATGCGATGTTCCATAGGGACTATTTGAGAAAACAGCAGGCGCAGACGCAGAAGGCTAACTGAGCAGACCGCTGCGTTTGGCACGTCTTGAGCAGGAGAGAAATCGGAAGTTCTGCCGCATTTATCCCCGCGGCAGTGAGACTTCCAATTTCGACGATCAAAATGCGCGTTCGATGGAGCTATTGGAGACGCGCGAGGCGTAGGCGTTTTTCTGAGAGGGCGGCGGCGCGACCAAACGCACGACATGCAAGAGGCGCTCGGGCTTGAACGGTTTCGCCATGCAGACGACCGCACCGAGCTGGTGGCTGGCAGCGTAGTCCGCGGGCTGGGCGGCGCGCGTGAGAAGAATTACGGGCACGCGCTGCAGGCGCTCGTTGCGCTTAACGATCAGGCAGAGATCGTGACCGGACATGTCTTTCGCTTCGACTTCGGCGATGAAGACGACTGGAATCGTGGTCTTCAGGACTTCGAGAGCTTCGTTGCCGGTCGAAACAATAATTACCGTGTAGCCGTCCTGCTGGAGAATGCCACGCATAACTTCGGCAGTGCGCGGATCGGCCTCGACGGCAAGCACGACGGCTTGTTGCGAAAGCGATGATTGCGCGTTGGCGGCTGCGACGGAAGGACCCGGTGCGGCGCTTCTCGATTTGGATGACAGAAACTGGACAGCGACGGCGAAGCGTTGTCCGGGTTGTTCGCTGACGCGGACGATTTCCGCTGGCTCGGCTTTGTTGAGCGACGTGGCGGCCGCCGAGTAGGGAAAGATTACTTCGATGGACTGGCCGACGGAATAACCGGATAGTCCGCTGCTGAAAAGCAAGCCGTCGCGCGAGACATCCACGCTCGTGCAGATTTCCTCGTGGGATTTTAAGCCGGGCACTCGAACGTGAACCTGCGCGCTGATCTTTGCGCGCTTGCGGCGGCGACGGTCCGCGCCGGTGAATGATTGCGCCTTGGAGGCGGGCGCGGCTTGCGTCGCGATGTTGGCGGAAGTCGTGGTACCCATTAACGTCCCCTCAAATATTTTGGCGAGATGCAATGCCCACGGCGGGCAAGGGCTCTTCGCTTTCGAACAGTAAGATTCGCAGGGCTGCGCGCGGCACGGAATAGTACGTTGGTAACAATTTTCCGATCGCATCGGCTTTTGGAACAACATGGGAAGTGCGGAGGATAGTCTATGGCGGGTGCTTCGATGACGGAAAGTAATGTGGTTCAGGCTCCTGGCGGCCCAAGGGCGATCAGGCCGGAAGTCCAATCGGTTGAGCAGGTTTCATCGCGGGCGACCAATCGCAATTTAACCGATGACGAAATATTGGGGCTTGGTGTTCGCACCCGCACGAGGAGGCATGACCCGCGAGGCACTGATGACAATGGCATTGAGGGCACTTCGTCTGAACGAGGTGAATTGGGTGCCGAGAGCGCCGACGATGCCGGCCGGTCCGACGGAAGCGATGAAAATGCTCCAGGAATCGCCGACCCCGAAGAATTTCAGGAAGTGTTCGATGCGAATCCTGAGCTGAAGCGGGCTTGGGATGAGGCGCAGGCTTATCGGGAATTATTTTCGACGCCCGAGGAAGCGCGATCGGCGACGAAGCTCCTGGCGGATGTGCAGACGATGGACGCGTTGTTCTTGTCTGGACGCGCGGAAGATCACGCCGAGCTGGCGCGGATGGTGGCGAAGCTTGATCCGGCTTCGTTCCAGTCACTGGCAAAGGCCATGAAAAATCTGGCCGCCGAGGCACAGCGTCCTAAGGAGCGCGGATCTGACTCGCATCCGGCTGAGGGATCGTCGCAGCAGTCCGGGAGTTCGCAAAAAAGCGCCGATGCGCTTGCAAGCGGGCAGCATCAATTCTTTCAGGAAGCGAATGCGGAAGCCGTGAAGAGCGTTGTACAAGCCATCGAAACACAGGTCAATCGTCTATTGCCGGACAAGGTTTCGAGCACCGCGCGGAACCGGGTTATCGGAGAAATCTACAGGGAACTCGATAAAACGCTTCAGTCGAATGGCGAATTTGCGAAACACCTACGCGGGGCTCTCCGTTCGGGCAATCTTGACGACAAGCATCACACCGCGGTCGTTTCGCTGATCGTCGGAAGGGCACGACAAGCGCTACCGGGCGTAGCCAAACGCGTCTTGACTGAGTGGACGTCAACGATTCTGACAGCGAACCAGGATCGGCGCGCAAAACAGCGATCCGCGGAGAGCCGCGTCGATATCGCCGGCACCCGAGGCGGCAACGACGGCGCCCGCGTGCGATCGCCTCGCGATATCGATTACGGTCGAATGTCCGACGGGGACATCCTGAATTTGTAACGATAGGCGGCGTCGAAGGCGGCGGGCGTTCACAATCGTGCTTGGTCCGCCAGCCGGATGCTGCGCGAAGATGACCGGCTGAAAAGAAAGCCGGTCGCTACGAAACCGTTCGGCCGGCAGAGTGCTGCGGTTTACGGCTTGATCTGGCGCGACAATCGCGTTTGATTCGTCAGATGGATGCTGGGCGAAGATGACCGGCTGAAAAGAAAGCCGGTCGCTACGAAACCGTTCGACCGGCAGGGTGCTGCGGTTTACGGCTTGATCTGGCGCGACAATCGCGTTTGATTCGTCAGATGGATGCTGGGCGAAGATGACCGGCTGAAAGGAAAGCCGGTCGCTACGAAACCGTTCCAGCAGAATCCTACAGATGGGCGCGTGCTGTTGCTTGCTTGTAAGTCCATATGGTTTGCGCCACCGAATCCACAAAGGAATTCACCTGGGCTAGCGACACTCCGGATGGAACTTTTATTAGTCCGGCCGCGAGCATGTTGTTGATGGCGGTGGATAAACTTGCGTCGACGGACGTCCAATTGACCTTTCCAGCGGAAGTACCCGTGACCACGTAGGAATCGATGATGCGAAGACCGACGCCTGGCGTCATCAACTGAAGATAGCCACCGCTTGTATTCATGGCACTGACGACGTCCATCGAGAAGTATTGAAGATCAAGCTCAGTGGTCTCCGATGGCAGGGTTGCGAGATCGTTGGCCAAAAGTGCACTCACAACGCTGGAGATCGCCGCTTGTTGCGCGGAGGAGTTGGTGGCGCCGTTGGAATTGAGGGGCGGCATCGCGTCGGCGATTGCGCTGGAAGTGCCCACGACCACAAGGTACGTCTCATCGGTTTGCAAAATCCGCGAGACAGAAACTCCGTAGGCCTTGAACTGCGACATGGACATGCCGTAGCGCGGAGAAGTAAGTCCCGTTTTCACAGCGTTAGCGACGAAACACTCGACTGCACCATCCTGGCTGGAGTTGCATTGAGCCGGAGTCGACACAGCAGGAATCAGTTCGAGAACAGCAAGACACACCACGGTTAGTGCCCATTTGGCAGGCGTCATCATCGACATTCCTTCCCGGATTAAATGTTGCGTGCCGACGTGGGTTGGGCCCGTGGAGCGCGCGCTGGCCTGATGTTGTTTCCAGCGGCGGCATCATCGCGCTTTTGAAGAAGTTCCATCAACTGGCCCTAAGAGCAGTTTACGGGCGGGCCTCGCGCCTGTACCGAAATCAAGAACCGCTGATGTTCGATAGGCGCGGGCACGCAGGAAAATCCAAAGAGGGCAACACGACGAGAAGGCAGAGACCGAAACACCTGCAAATCGACCTCTGGTTTTCCGACATCGCTAAAGACTTAATTTAAATTCAAGGAGATTTCAAACAATGGCACAGATGCAAAATTCGCAGTCTGTTGCGCTGCAACTGGAGAAAGTGCGAGACAAGCTTCCCCTACTCTACGAGCGCGACGATATCTTACTGACGATGATCCAGCAGCGGGGCGATGTGGAGCGCGTCAGCTCACGCAACATGCGGCTTCCGCTGCAGATTCGACCGGGCGGCAAGGCCGGCCTGGCAAACATGGACGGCGGCGACCTTGGCCGCGGGTCCGGGACGACCTACGACGTGGCACAGGTCACGCCGGTATTCTTCCGGCATGCCGTGGAAATCACGAAGCTTGTCGAATACGCGTCGAACGCGCCAGAGAAAGCGGTCGAGAATGCGGCAAAGCGCGAAGTGAAGAACGCGATGGCGCAGTTTCGCTCGTTCCTGGACAAGGTGATGCAGACGAATGGGAACGGCGTGCTTGGAACAATCGGTTCGATCACAACCAGCGGGCTTCCCAGCGGGGTGGCGGCGCAGTTTGCGATGGCGAAGCCGCCTGGCGCGCAGCTCTTCTACTACAACCAGACGGTTCAGGTATACGACCCGACTCTCACGACAAACCGCGGATCGGCGAACGTAATGCTCGTCGACCCGTTCAATTCGCTCCTTCAAGTAGACAGCCTGCCGAGCGGCACAAGCGCGAACGACCTGGTGGTGCACGATGGCCTGACGGGATCTTCGCCGGTTTCGCTGTTCGGCGTCCTCTATCACCAAACCAATGCCACGACTGGAACGTGGCTCAACATGAACCGTGCGACGTATCCGGTTGAACTGGCGACACCCCGAGTGAACGGCAACAATTCCGCGATTACGCCGGGAGCGGTGCGGCTTGCCATCAACAAGGTACGGAAGTCGTTGGGCACGAACCAGCTGAGCAAGCTGATTGCTTACACGTCACTCGAGCAAGAGCACCAGTGGGAACAGCTCGGCGTGACGATTTCGCAGATTATCAAAGAGGGCGCCGGCGGCCGTGCAAGCGACCTCGATTTGCTGTTCACCGGCGAAAAGTCAATGGCGGGAGTCCCGATTAAGTCGAGCATCAACGCGAACCAGTCGCGCGTTGATTTCCTGGACTTGTCACATTGGGGTCGCGCCGTAATGCAGGATATCGACTTCTACGATGTCGGCGGGCAAACGGTGTTTCCGATCTACGGCGCAAGCGGCGGTCTGGCGAGCGCGTATATCTTCTACTTCGTGACGGGCTTCCAAGTTTGGAATGACTCGCCGCGCAGCGGAGCTTACATCGACAACCTTGCAATCCCCTCCGGCTATTAAACCATTGCAGCAGCGGTGTTCCACTGGCTTTCGCCATTTCTGAAGCGAGCTCCAACATGGGAAGCTGCCGGAATTGGGCTATGCCGGTAAGAACGCTACTGTAGGAAAAATGGGGCGGCTATCAGGCCGCCCCTGACTTTTGCTTAATGACCATTGGTTTTTGACGACGACGTCAACGGGGCATACAAAACATTATGATTCACGTGATACGAGAGACGCACGTTCCGCCCGAGAGCTTGTGCGAGAGATTGATTCAGGCAGGTGGGACGAACCGTTTAGGCGAGCCCAATTTTCGAGTCGTGTGGGGCGGTAGCCGACTCACGTGGATCGGCGGGCGCTGGGTCGATCGGGATGCCCACGGAAACGTGGTCCGGGAGGTCATCGAACTTCGCCAAGTTCCCAAATATGCGCCAGTCGATCGGTGGCACATCGAACGATGGACGCCGCCAGAAAGTTACGGTTCGCCGGAGGAGTGGTACACGCGGACGACGGAAGTTGAGGACGGAATACGCTTGCCAGCGCTGGGTCCTTACCCCTCTCGGGGAGAGTATGAACACTGCTTCACACTGAGCGGGATGAATAGCGATTTCGTACAGCTGACGGCAACGGCTTCTGATTGGGTAGTGCGAGCCATCGAGTGGGCACGGCGGCAACCGAAAAGCATCGCGCGCGGTGCGATTACGACCCGAGAAGAACGCCGGGACTATGAGTGGAATCAGACGGTGGACGACGCGTTGGACTGCGTAATGTAACTGATCTGCTGAGAGAACCTCACGAAAGGAAATTCACTTGGAAACAAGCAGAGAAAATATTCGCGTCAGTTCGCCTGGCAATGGAAGGCGAGATATTCTGGTCGAAACGCAGACCAGGGGAGATGCCGCGGCGACGGTTTCGATCGCGTCGGTGTCAGATCAAGATTGGTATATCTCACGTACGCATGGCGTGTATCACATCCCCGCGTGCGGCAAAGATCAGCCATACGCGTTACTGACAATCACTGCCCGAGGAGATGCAATCGACCTGGGCGATAACCGGCGATTTCCGTTCACGATCTCGGCAAGAGACGTTGCCGAGGATCTGCTGCAAGACTTTCACGATCACGGCATTTTCGTCTGCGCTGGAGCGCGGCCAACAGGTGAAGAGTTAGCGGCAGCGAACAAAAAACGCAGTAGTTACTATCTAGGCTTAATTGGCGATGGCGATATGATGTGGGCGCGCGGACACTCGTTTCGAGAAATATCCGATTTGCACCGACGCGCAGCGACTGCGATGGGCGTTGAACGAGAGTGGGCCTATGTCCCGATGCGAACGACCGACTGCCCGGCGTGCGGCGAGAAAGTAAAAACGGGAGTGGCCGTGTGCAAGCACTGCCATGCGATTTTGGATCACGAAAAGGCCGCGCGACATGGACTTGGTCGTGCGATGGGCAGCACAGGGCAAGGACGCCCGATACATGAAAGCGCACCCGCAACTCCATCCAATCAGACGGGCGAAAACAATCAGGCGGCGCGCGGGCGATAAAATGCGCGCGCGGCGGCAGTGCGAGGCTGGAGATTTTGTCGAGCAGGGAACTAAACGCGAGAAAGGTGCGGGCAATGACGATGATTCTAAAAACGCAGACTGAAGCCGATGGGAGCAAGCCAATTCCTTCGCCCCGACATACGCGACGGTTATCTCTACCGGGGGCGTGCGCCGTGGCCTTGGTGATACTTCTGGGGGTAGTTGGCGGCGCCCACGCACAAGGTTCGCGGAAAGACGACATCGTCTTCGGGCCTTCGGGGCATCCGATCGCCGGCGCGACCGTGAGAGTGTGCCAGGCGACGGCGACAGGATCGCCATGCACTCCGTTGGCAACGCTTTACACGAATGCGACGCTTACCACAACCTCGGCGAATCCTTTACAGGCGGACGGGATCGGCAATTATCACTTCTATGCGCCCGCGGGACGCTACCTGATTCAAATCACGGGACCCGGCTTAACCGGGACAATGAGTTATCCCGACGTGATTCTGGCGCCGGACGTCAGCTCGACGAGCAGTGGAAACGATATTTCGGCATTTGGGCTGACTCTCGGAGGCAATTTAAGCGTGGCCGGAAACGCCACGATCACTGGAACTCTGACAACGTCAAACTTTAGTCCAGGCAGCTTTTCGCCTTCATCGCTCATGGTAGGGGGGAATGCCAGTGTGGCAGGCCCCCGTCCTTACATCGATGTAACGGCGCCACCTTATAACGCCGACCCTACGGCTGCAAGTGATGCGACCGCGGCCATTCAGGCAGCGATCACGGCAGCGTGCGGCTATAGTGTGGCATCGCACGGGCGGCCCAGCGTGTTCATCCCATCAGGGAAGTACTCGATCACTCAAACGCAGACGGGCACCTCGACAACCGCTCCTATCTTTACGATATGCGGCGGCCTTCATATTTTTTCGTACGGTTCACTTTCAACGACAAGCCAAGGAGCTAATCCGCCCGAGGGAGCCGTGCTGTATGTGAACGGCGGCGCGAGTCCAAATGGCGCGCCCGTATTTTTGATCAGCAACTCAGGCGATGGCTCTGGCCCCAATTCGGACGTGAACAACACGTTTGAAAACATCGCTATCAATGGCTATAACCAAGCGATCTGGATCCAAACATCCGGCAACGTTCGTCTGGAGGACGTTGACCTCACGTCGCAGGTCACCGGACAGACGGACAATACGCCTCTCAAAATTAGCAATAGCATATGGGTCTGGATCAACAACAGCCAGTTCAACTCGGGAAGTCCCACTGTTCCCACGATGATTATGAGCGGCGAAGCTCCACTCACAGGCGAACAGAATATCGTGGGACTGCTCTTCATGCGGGACGTGAACACTTTTGGCGGGGGATTTGATTACATCCAACGATCGGCTTCGGTTGCTAGCCTCCCAGGGAATTGGAGCTTCCGCAACGTTACGCAAGAAAACTCCAGCCTGCCGTTTTTGAACGTCACGGAGTCCACCCCTGGGAACCTGGCCGGAATAGCCAACATCCTGATGGATAATTCGCAACAGGCGGATGCGCCTGATGGCGGCAATCCTATGGTTAACCTGAATGTCGCGACAGGATACATGCAAAATCCCGTGCTAATCAATTCGTGGTCGCAATTGCCAAATGCCGTAGGGATCCGAGTCCAATCCGGCACTTTGCGGGATTATTACACGATAGGCAACGGAGGGAGCGTCGTAGGACCGAGCGGCCCAATCAGTACGGGCACAATGCAACAGGTCGACGAGAACGGGACCGATGAAACGTCGCCCGTTAGCGGGTATCTCTCCGCATCGAACTCCCTTCCGTGCGCGGGATTTTTTGGCGGCTGCGTCAACGGAGTGATCGCGCATCGATGGTTCATGAACGGCAACTCTTTGTCGACGCTGGGATTGGACGCTTCCACGGGAGTTCTATTCGGGAATGGTTCGCTGCATGGTTATAGTTCAAGCGTTACGCAGACAGCTTTGGGTGATACTGATTTCCAGACTGCGGCACTCTTGCCGCCAAGTGGTTTCAGCGGCTCGGCGACAACGGGCGGCTCACTTTCGGCTGCGACCTACTACGGCGTGATATGGGCGACATCGGGCGGTTCGCTGAGCAATTGCGCGGTAAGCACCTTCTATCACCTATCTACACTTGCGTACGCGACAGGCATCGGTATAAGTGGATCGAACAACGCGGTGAATTTCACATGGACCGTTCCGCAATCGACCCCGACCGCGGTTGGAGGCTATTGCCTTTACGTGAGCACCACTAACCCCGGGTTCGATGGGCAGGTTAACTCGGCTATTTTCGTATCTTCTGGTTCGACGAGCTTTCTCTATACCGGACAAACGCAGGGCGCCGTGGGAACCGTGTGGCCTGTGTCGGAAATGGTGAGCCAGCATCGATTCACTTACAATTCGCTTGGAGTAAACACGACGACCCCTGCGTATAACCTTGATGTGAACGGAACGGCAGCCGTCAACGCATTAAATGGCGTGCAGAAAGCTGAGCGGTTTGCGGGAGCGGATGCGGGCTTGCAGATCAATTCGTGCCTGACTACCGCGTCGACGACTTCGGGCGTTTGCGACGCGCGCGGTCTGACAGGAACGTACACGGGGACTCATCACATTTCTATCCCGGCCCACACCTCTTTGCTCTGGTGCCAAGGGAAGCTGACGATCAGCGACACCGGGACGAACGATGCAGTCGAGTTAGCCGGCGATGGAGCGGCGATGTACGGATGCGGAGAGAGCGGTTCGGGCACGGTTCCAAGGCCGCAGACTTCTGGATATATCGCGTGCGGAATCGCGGGTTGCACGGACGTCGACAATCCGAATTCGGGAACGGCCAACGTGGACTGGATTCACATCGAGAAAATGTATCTGGCGGCGAACGGCGCGAGTTCGACGGTAATAAATATGACCAGCGTCGGCCACACAGATATTGAGAATAACCGGTTCGTGCTGGGGACGGGGGGCGGGTCGTACGGGGTCTACGGAAACACCTCGACAGGGAATGAGGATTCGACGAACTCGCTCATCAAACACAACGAATTCGACGCCGCCAGCCAGAACGACACGTGTCTCTATCTCGCTGGAGTGTTCAACTCAATAAAGGTGGAGCAGAATTCCTGCTACTTGCCGGCTGAAAACACAGGAACAATCGGATTCGCGCTTGCGAAAGATTCGAATGGAAATTATCCGGATAATGATGAATTTGACGCGAACGATTGCGAGGCGGCGACGACGTCTTTCGGGCAAATCTGCTTCAATTTAGTCGGCGCGCAGAACGTCCAGATCGGCCCGACAAATCGTTGCGAGAATGTCTACAACTGCATTCAGTTTCCCTCCGATGGATCGGCAGTTGGCAATCACATGATCGATCCATACCTCTCGCTCTCCGTGAACACGATGGTGAAACCGAACGAGCCTGCGGCTGCTCAGCAAGCCATGGACAATACAGGAACGAACTGGCAACCGTCATTTCACTATGGTCTGAGTGACCTGGGAGGAACGAACCTGCTTTCCAATCCGGGATTGGAGGGATGGGCGAACTCCACGACACTTTATGATTGGAGCGGGGCGAGCGGCACGAGCATCAATCAGGCGGGCAGCGGAATATACGCGCAACAGCAGAGCGCTTCGACTCCGACAGACTCGACAACACAGGGCTCCTACAGCGCAAAAATCGGAGACAACGCTACGGCAGGGCTGGGGATTCATTCCGGGTGCATCCAAGCCGATCCGACGATGAACTACACACTGGCCTTCCGGGTCGCTTCGACGAGCACGAGCGCAAAGTTTCGGCCTGGATTCCGTTTCTACTCCGACCCTAATTGCACAGAGGCGGATCGGATCACGAGCGTTTCGACGAACGCAAGAGTTCTCCAACCTGCCTACTATGCGGGGACATCCGCGCTGGCTGGAACGGGCGCCAACTGGCAATCGACCAACGCTTCATTGACGTATAACAACGGAATTACGTGCAATTGCGACGTAACGGGCGCGGATTGGAATGTCGCCGCGGCGAACACGTGGACTCCGACGCGGAATTTCGCGATAACGTTTCGCGTTCCGAATGCGTTTTCCAGCTCGAGTACGACGGCACAATCCATGCGGGTGTTCATTCTCGAGAATACAGCCGCAAACCCCAATCAGATCTTCGTTGACGACATCGCACTTTCACAAGGGCCGGTGAACACGAGAGTGCCGCACAGCTCTGCGGTGACTGAAAATGGAGCGTGCGTCGGCTGCGGCATCAACACGGTATCGAGCTATTCGATGGGGACTGTCACGGCGGGAAACGCGCCGGGCGGCGCGAACCAGGTGGACGTCTCGGTAATTTATTTGCCGGACGTGACGTTTTCTCACATCACCGTGGATGTCTCGACGCTCGATTCGAATACTGGCGATTTCTACAGCTGGGCGATTACGGATACGGCGGGTAACGTGAAGTGTTCGATGTCGTCGGCCGTCAATCTAACGGCAACGGGAACGGATCAGCAGTCGTGTTCGCAAGGGACCGTGACGCTCGCCAATGGAAATTACATCTTCGCCTTTACGGGAAGTGCCACGACCGCGAAGATCGCATACAGCGGAACGGCCCCGCTCGCGCTATCGAGCGCGGTTTCGACATCGACAAGTTCGTCCGGTGCGATGGCGTTCCCGATAGGTATGCCCACGGCCGGACAGACATTCAGTTCGTACGGATTGCCAACCATTCTGCTGAATTAATCTCCGCCCCAATCTAATCAGCTTCACAAGGCGATACTTCAATGCATATCCCTGAAAATGCACATTTGTGGGCGCTTTTCGTCGCAGGCCATGGCCTGCACGTGATGAAGCGGGCGGGGCTCTCGACGGCGTCTCGAATCTCGGGAACCAAGAGCCGCCGGCAATGGTTCAAGTTAAACGCGCTGACGCTGGCGATTCGGTTCTTCGTGAATGCCGCGACATTTTCCTACTGGATTGCCCATCCGGGAGTTGCAACACACGTTCTGGGAACGATGGGAATTCCGATCAATCTTACACTGGAGCCTGGGCACGCAACTGCCGCGTTATTTGGCCTTTCTGGAGACAGTATGGTCGATTGGGCCGCCGCTAAAGTGCCATTTCTGCAGAAAGAAATTCCAACAGTACTCATGCCATAAGAAGCGGCGCTCGGTTCGCGCATTAGCAGCTATCTCTAAACCTTGGTCGGAGGAATATCATGCCTGTTGTTCCCACAACCGCGTATTTGCAGGCCGAAGATGCAATGAACCTGGCACGGGCGCTCGTGAACGATTCGGCCGGCACAGTGTTTACGGACACTTTGCTCATGCCATTGTTGAACTCGGCCTATCGAGGATTGCAGCGCGAGTTGGCAGAGAACGGCGTGAGCGTCATGGCGGAGCAGCAGGATCTGGAACTTGATCCCGTTGGCACAACCGGCGTGACGAGCACGGAAATCAGCGACGTATCCAGCCCGCAGCTTCCCACCGACTGCCTGGTCCCGCATATGCTGTGGGAGCGCGCCGCAGCGAACACTACGGATGTGTTTGTGCCCATGGAGAAATTCACGAGCGGCGGAGGAATGCTCAACCTGCAGCCGTGCTCGTACTTAAGGCTTTGGGAATGGCGAGAGGATAAGATCAATTTAATCGGAGCGACCCAGTCGATTACGGTGCGCATCCGTTATGAGAAGCTTCTGCCTCTGTTGACTACGGGAACCGATCCAGTGCAGATCCGCTCGGCCACGGATCCGCTGGGCTTTGCCACCGCCGCACTGGCGGCAAGGTCACGAGGAGCACGGGCTCTAGCACAGGATCTGCTGGGAACCGCGCAAATGGCGACGGAACAACTGATTGAGCGATACGTGAGGCCGGAACAGACGAAGGGCCGACGGAGGATGCCGTACAGCTACCACGCACGCGTGATTTACCTTTAGTTTGGCATCGGCGTACGGCGGCAGCGTTAGTTCTTTAAGACATCCAGGACGACTGTGACGCCCCTCGTGGCATTTAGCGACGCTCCCGTCTTGCTGAGCGCGGCGCCCTGTACCAAAATCTGGGCCGTACCCGTGGGCGTTGCAAGGGATGTAGAGGACGCGTGATGACAGCCGGCGAGCAATAAAACCCCTGCCATCAAGAGGACCGGTACGCGTACATACCGAAATTGGCTAAACGTGATCGATAACGCACCGATTCCAATTATGCCGAACACAACGCCGATAAGGAGCAGGCGGTCGCGCGAATTAAATGGGTTCGAGAAGAACGAAGGAATAAATTTCGCCAGCGTTGCGGTTGAGGACGTCTGAATTGTGATCGTAAACGGGGACGGCGACCCCGTGGTGACAGTTACCGTGGCAGGATTCACGGTGCAGGTGCTGCGCAGCGGAGTTTCACTGGGACAAACGATCGCTACCTGCTCACCGCTCTGGCCAAAGACGCCAAGAGGCGCAACCTGAAAATGGAACGTCGCGGAACTCCCTTCGATTACAGACACTTCCTGGGTCTGGCCACTAGCGAGCTGAAGCTGATAATCGTCGCCGGTACCCGCAACGGATGCGGTGGAAGAATCTCCATTCGTATCTGTGACAGCAACGGCAGAAGCGAGCGGGCCCATAGAGGTTGGCGTGAAAGCGACGTTCACCGCGCAACTTGCCGCCGCCGCGAGAGTTGAGAGACAAGACGTGCTCTCCACAGAAAAATCCTTCGTGGTGGCGGGCGCGGTCGGCTGGAACGCGACGGCAATGCCGGACACGGCAGCTGAGGAGGTATTTGTGACGGTGAACTGCTCTTGCTGCGACACCCCTGAGATCGGCTCGTTTGCGAAGGCCCAAGAAGAGGGCGAGATAGAAAGGGCGCCGGGCGGATCGCCTGCCCCTTGCGCCACGATGATCCGGTTCAGACCTTGTTCCGCAATGTAGAGATTTCGCCCCTGGGGATCAAAGGCGAGAGCCCCCGGTTGCTGGAGGTTGCTTAAGGCGACGCTTGTCGCGCCGGTACGTGCATCCACTCGAACGACCCTTCCGAAGGTCAGATCCGATACGAATAGATTTCCGGCGCCGTCCACGGCAAGCCCTGAAGGGCAAACGCGATTTGATCCGGCCGAACAAGGCGAGACTTCCGCGACCTCGCCGGCGGAGGTTGACTGGCCGCCGATGCCTTCGACTGAATGAATGGACCGGGTGTGCAAATTGATTGCGAAAACCGCGCCGGTCTCGGGAGAGGCAACGAAGGCTTCGCTTCCGTCACTGGTGACCGCAACGCTTGCGGGAGATGAGACCTGCGCCAGCGTTTCGAGAAGGCCTGTGTCCTGATGAAGGATATCCAACACTCCAGCGGAGTGGTCGGCAATGTAAAGATTGCCCGCGCGGTCCAGGGCGATACCCATGGGACGGGAAAGCGTCAGATTCTGGCGCGGCGCCCATTGGCCGGCGACACTGCGAATGATTCCCGGCTCGGTGCTTGCCGAACCAGCAATGCGGCGAATTGTGCCGTTCTCGGTGTCTGCGATGTAGGTGGTTCCGTCCGGGGCGAAAGATACTCCGCTGCGTTCGTAAGCGAGGCTCGCATTTAGGCTTAGCTGCGCAGAGAGGGCTGCACCGCCATCCCCGAGCGATCCGGCAAGACCGGTTCCGGCGACTGGGGCGAGAGCTGTGGCGGAGTTCTGTGGCAGAGCGGTCGTCGCGGAATCTAAAAGGGTAAAGATTCGATCGGCGGGCGAGGCTACCGTTACGTAAATGGACGCCTGGGGCCCAATCGCGAGAGCTCTAGCGGCAACACCCTGAGCTACGACCGTGGGTTGAATGGCGCCAAGCACGCCGGACGCGGGAGCCACTCCCTTTTGCGGAAAAGCCACTGCGACAAACACAACAGCCATAACCGCAAACACAGTCAGCACTCGGCGCACCAATAGCTCCTTGTATTCGACGCGTTGGATTCACATACATAACGTCTGGGTTGCGTCCCAAAACCGCCATCATAGCAGCGACCGGGGCGAGTACCTAGCGCAGGATGACATTCCTACCAGTTTTCGCAGTCAAAACAGCAAAACCAGACGCTGCGTGGCGGCAAATTCCTTAAGGGGGAAGCATGGCACTTACTTTCAAAATGATTGACACATGGGATGACGGCCAACGGATACATTTGGCCGGAACCATTGCCGCGTCGGGAAGCTATACGACAGGCGGGGATACGATTGACCTTTCGCAGAATCCGATCGTTGCTTCGTCGCAGGCGCCGATCCAGGGCACTGCCTGGATGGACGGACTCGCGGGATACGACTATGTATTCTATCCCGGGCCGGCGATGAATAACGGCGCGATGAAAGTTTTCCAGCAAGGAAGCAGCGCCGGCGCGTTTCCGGAGCTGGCTGCGGGCGCTTATCCCGGAGCGATAACCTCCGACGTCATTACGTTTTACGGAATCTTCAAGAAACTTCAGTAGGGCATCGCCTTAACCGTCGGAATTTATTTCGGCGGCATTCGCGGGACGCAAAACTCCAATCGAGACTCGACAGTCATGTCTATAGAGACTTTTTCGCCATTGCCGTTGAATACGTTTGGCAGCTGGGTGACGCTGCTTGACCCGTCCGATGTCCCGGCGGGAATGTCGCCGAGTTTGGGCGACGTTGATTTCTTTCCCGGCGGTATACGGACACGTGCGGGCCTCGTCTCGATATTTTCCGGAGTGAGCGCCACGCCGCAAATCAACGGACTGAAAACCTATGTGACGCCCAGTCTAGTGCAACGTTGCCTGGTCTATGACTCGCTTGGCAATTTGTATAAGGAGACCACACCGGGAGTTCTATCGGGTGTGAGCGGCGGCGGGATGACGCCAGGGCTATATCTGGCCTCTACGACTCACTTCGGCCGAGAGTACATGGCCTTCGGAGATGGCGTGAGCGGACAGGACATCCCACGGCAATATGACGATTCGTTCATGGATCGCGTTAGCCAGATCGGACCCGCGGAAAGCCCTGCGGCCGCAGACTCCACATCACCGGGCAGCATCTCGCCGGGCCCACACCAGTGCGCCGTGGTCTTCGTGACACGCCAGGGTTACTGGACCGCACCATCGCCTCCAGTTACGTGGACCGCCGCCGGCGGCTTCATGGTGAACGTGACGAATATTCCCACCGGTCCATCGAACGTCGTGCAGCGTCTGCTTACGTTCACCGGGTCCGGAGGAGCGACTTTCTATCACGTGCCCGCGACGATGGTGATCAATGACAATTCGACGACGTCCCTAACGCTGGATTTCACCGACACGATTTTGCTTTCCGGCGTGAGCATGGATTATCTGTTCTCTCAAATCGAACTTCCCGAGCAACTCGGAGTGATCGACTATGCGGAGCGCCTTTTCTGGTGGGGCGAACGAGCCCAAATGGATAATTGGCGCAATCTTTCGTTCGACGGCGGTTGGGACGCCAGCGGAAACGGCCGCCCGCTTGGTTGGGAGCTGGATCCTTCGTTTGGGCCAGGAGCGGGAAGGGAATCAGTTAACGTCGTCTGGGGAGACGCCTACAAGATCACGGCCGATGGATCGAGTCTGGTTCGCGGAATGATCGAGCAGAACGCGGTGCGTGATGTGAACGGCAATCCGCTGTGCGCGAACAACGTGGAGTATTCGGTCCGAGTCCGCATAACGCGAACTACAAATCTCCTTCAAGGCACGCTTCGGATCAACGCCTACAGCCCGACAGCCGGCCAGGTCGGCACGGGATTGGCTATCAATGCCGTGCAGGTGACGGGAGCCTATCAAGAATTCACGGCGCAGCTCTTTCCACCCCAAACTTCGCTACCGACCGATCTTACGCTACGCGTGTACGCGGATGGCACGCCGTCTCCGTCGGGTGAGGCATTCATCACCGACAACATCGAAATTTTTCCGACCGATGAGCCACTGAACGCTTCGATCGTGCGGGCGTCCGGCACCGAGGAGCCCGAGGTGTACGACGGCGTCACAGGGTTCATGAGCATTGACGAAAACAATGGGCAGTGCATCCGTGCGGCGTTCACCTTACGGAACAACCTTTATTTTGTGAAGGAACGCAGCATGTATGCGACTGCGACCGACGGCGTGAATGAGCCAGCACTCTGGACCGTGGAAGAAGTTTCAAACGAAGTGGGGACACCCTCTGCGCATGGCATAGGGCTTGGCGAGGAATGGGCGGTGATCGCGGGACGCTCTGGGTTGTACCTCTTCGATGGCAGCGAACCGACGAAGCTATCCCAAGAGATTCAGCCAACGTGGGATGCAATCAATTGGCAATACGGCAAGAATTTGTGGGTCCAGGTAGACACGCAGCACAAGAAAATCTACGTGGGCGTTCCGATGGGAACGGCCACGCAACCCAACCAGATTCTCATGCTGGACTACACGGAAGGATTCGGTGATCCGCTCGTCGCGATGCTCTCCGCTCCTGAACGATCCAGAAGATGGGCGCCGTGGACAATCTCCGCAAATTCATGCGGCCTGATCGAACGTCCAAACGGCACCGCCCAAATAATGCTGGGGTCGAACAACAACACAGGAAATGTGTACGGGCTAACACCTGGACAGTATTCGGACAATGGCGCCGCGATCAATTCCTTTTGCAGCACGGCGTTTCTCGCGGCGACCGGACTTAGCGGACGCAACCTGTTTGGTTACCTGACCGCGTACGTTCAGGGCGCGGGCGCGCTTTCCGTAACGGCGTACTCGCCGGGGGACGCGAGCGTCACCGCTTTGGGCTCTTGGACGTTGGCATCGCCGGCCGCGCGAGACATGGAGCAGTTTACAAACCTGCTGGCCGAGCGCGTTTCCTTTCAGATCGGCACGAATGCCGTCGGGTCGTGGTTCTCGCTCACAAAGCTTGTGCCTTGGGCAAAACCCGATCCGTTCGCGATTGTTCGCGGCACGAATTAGCTCAGTTCTCTCCATCATTAAAAACCCGAGGAATCATAACGACATGCTCACGATTAGCCAGATCGAAGCCTTGCGCAAAACAAATCCACAGCTCTACGAAACCATGAAGAGGCTTGCGGGAGCTTCGCTCGGCCCGAATCAAGGATGGAGCCTGGACGACCAAATTACGGACGGGACGAATTTCTCTCGCGTCGCAACCGGCGCCGTGACCGGCGGAAAGATCGACCCTTCAAAATCAGGCGTGCTGATGAAAGGGTCGGTGCCGCCGACATGGTCGGGGTCGTTCACGTATGTCTCAACGACGTCGACACTGACTTGGAGTTGGAGCGGCCTGACGATCTCTCGGGCCGATGGCACTATGACGGCAGTGCCCAATGGATCTGTGGCGATCACGGGTTTATCGGCCGCGACTACTTACTATTTCTATCCGTATTGGGACGACGCCGCTTCGACCTTAAATTGGGTGTCCGGGGGTTCGGGTGCTCCGGCGTTCGGGCAGAACGCGAAGACGAACACCGCAGCGCAGCAGCAAGCGCTTCAGGGGCACGTCCCACTGTCGCAAGGCGCGATCACGGCAGCGACCACGTCAAGCGGGACGGGGGGCGGGTCCGGCGGCGGAAGCGGAAATTGTCTTCGTTCGGGCGCGATGGTGCTGACGAAAGAGCGGGGAAGCGTTGGGCTGGAAACTTGTAAATTGGGAGAACACTTGCGGTGCCCTTCCACATGCGGCGGAGAAACATGGACCCGGATAGTTCGGCTCGAAATACGCGATGCAGATACGTTCATCCGCCTTCACTTCTCAAACCAAGAGACGCTCGACGTAACGCCGCATCACATCTTCACTTTGGCCGACGGATCGCCGATGCGGGCCGAACGCTTATGTCTGAGCGATATATTTGTGGGACGATTTGGGCGAATTATTCTTAAGAAAATCGAAGCCGTTATCGAAGAGAGCCAGAAAGTTACCGTCACCTGCGAACCAACGCATCAATTTTATGCTGGGCGGCACGCCGCGACAATCCTGACGCACAACTATAACTTCAGTTCGTAACTTTTATGCACGCCAAGACTCGACTCTAAACAGGATGCTCTTATGACAGGTAAGCGCTACTACGTGACAACTTTTGGCGATTGGAAACGGCGGGCGGCGTCGTTTGCGAATTCGCATTGGTTTCTTCTCGAGGGCACGGTAGGAGAGTCTAGTGCGGGGACGCCGGAGCGGGCAGAAGGATCGAATGAGATGGATCGCTGCACGCCCGGCACGGGGGAGATTGCTGCTTCCACTCCGATCCTAGTGCTGGTCGAAGCGGATGAAGGAACTCACGGCGCGCTCGAGGATGATAGCTCCTTTGATCCGTTGCCGCACCCCCTCTCACAAAAGCCAATCTCACACGCGGCTCAGTCGGCGCTCGCGCCACACGGAGTCGCTCCCGGAACATCGACATTTGATGCGACCGAAACGATGGCGCGCGTCCATCCCTTGCTGCGCCATCGCGTGTTTTAAGTTTCGATCTGTGGAAGGGAAGTCACATTGATGCTCGTCCGCGAATACGCGCCCGGCGATCTGGAGACCCTTAAGCGAATGCATACCCGGCAAGGATTCGATTACGTCTTTCCGGATATTTCTGACCCGATCTTTGTCTCCAAGCTCGTCGTGGAAGATGAGTCCGCGGGCGTGGTGATGGCGTCGCTTGCGCGCCTGACGTGCGAAATGTATCTGCTGATAGATGCCGATGCGGGATCTCCGCGCGATCGTTTCGCACGTCTGATGGAATTACACCGAGTTGGCAAGATCGATCTCGCCGCAAGGGGATTGGATGACGCCCACGCCTGGCTTCCACCGCCAATTGCAAAGCGATTTGGCCGTCGACTGGAAGCTCTAGGTTGGGTCCGCGACGACAAGTGGACGCCTTATTGCCGACTCCTCGATTAATTCGAATGGTTTCGTTTGGTATCTGTCTGTTGAACAATTTATTTTATGAACGGAGGAAACATGTCTCGTGGAGCCCAGCAAAGCACTCGCGCGCTTACGGATCAGCAACTCGCACAGCAGAACCAGTTAATTTCCCAGTCGGACCAGCAGGGACAGCAGGATCGTAGCTTACTAATGCCGACGATCAATAACTTACTGACGAGCCCTGGTTTTACGCCGCAGCAGCAATCGGACATTACGCAGCAGAGTCTCGGAGCGTCCAACACGGCCTTTGATGCGCTTCGGGAACGCGCCGCAAACCGCACGGCGGCCACGAATAATTCCGCCGGATATAGCGATCTTGTATCGCAGCTCGGCCGCGAACAGGCGCAGACAGACGCAAGCCAGGCGCAGCAAAATCAGGTTGCATTTGCAAATCGCCAGCGACAGGACCAGATGGCTGGTCTTAACGCCCTGGGCCAGACATACGGCATTGATACGAATTTGCTTGGAAAAGCCATGGGCGTCCCCTCGGAACTGCTTAGCGTTCGTCAGCGCGCTTCTGGCGGATCTTCTAACGGCGTGAACGGGCTTTTGGGCCTCGGCTCAGGGATCGCATCCCTGTTTGGATGAGGCCAAGACAATGAACCCTATTGCAGACCCCCGTTGGCTGACAGCCACATTTCTGTTCCTGGTGCAGTTTTTTTTATTTCTT